TCAAGTCGGAAGCGGCGGAGAAGTTCATCAAAGGAATAAAGCACAGGGACTTCTCCATCGACCCGTCGATACTCGAGAGGCGGTACACCGACAAGAAGGGCAACGTGTTCACGGTCGCCGACAGGCTCATGGAGGAACGGCTCATCCTCAAGCGCAAGGACAGCGACACCGGACGCTTCGAGATCATCTCCAAGCAGCAGATGAAGGAAGAGATTGGGCACTCCCCGGACTTCGTGGAGGGGCTGTTCATGGTGATGCCCCTTTTCGACAGCAACAAATCAATGACGAGAACAGGTTTTGACTTAATATAAAAATGAAGATATGTACAAAGTAACAATCTCAACAATGAAGCCGGACGCCATAATGAGGAAACCCGCATTCAAACGGCTCCGCCCGAAAGAGACGATGGCAGAGGCCAACGCCAAGATGCCGATAGGGAACAGGACCTCCCTCGATTCGACCGTCTCTGAACCACTCATCTATGATGTCTATTCGCAGGCGGATTTCCTGCGCGAGTTCGACATCAACTCCCACAAAATCAACTCCATAAAGTATTATCCCGACATCCTCAACGAGAAGGCCGGACACAAGATCACCCAGAAGATACGTTCGAGGACAGCGATAGGCTTCCAGCAGATAATCTTCACCAAGAGGCTCACCGCGCTGATAGGGAACAACGTCAGCATGAGGCTCATAAAGAGCGGTTCGTCAGACAGGCGGCAGCAGGATACGCTCGCGATGTTCCGCGAGGGATGGGAGGAGAAGAACATGGAGGTCGCGATGCACGAGACTCTGAGTTCCGACGGAAAGACCGGAGACTGCGCCGTGTGCTTCTACCTGTCGGACAGGAAACTCGGATGGCGCACATTCTCCTATGAGAACGGAGACATCCTGTATCCCCACTTCGACCCGATGACGGGGGAGCTCGCCCTGTTCGGGAGGCTGTACTCGATGCCGGATGACAACGGAAACCTCACGGACTACCTTGACGTGTATGACAGGACATCATACATGAGGTACAGGAAATCAAAAGCATTCGGATGGAAGGTGGACGTGGAGCCGGTGCTGCACGGATACCAGGAGTGCCCCGTAGCCTATCACAGGAACGGAAACCCGTTCTGGTACCAGTCGCAGGACCTCATAGACAGTTACGAGGTCGCGCTTTCGCAGTTCTGCGAGAACAACGCGGCCTATGCCCTCAGAATCCTCTACGCGCTCGGGCAGTCGATGGAGGTCAAGGCGAGCCTCGACGGGACGCCGCAGAGGATTGATTCCCCAGACCCCAACGCGAAGATAGGATTCCTTGAACCTGCTGACGCGTCGAACTCCTTCGTAACGCAGCTGAAGACGATGGAGAAGGACATAATGCGGGCATCATTCGTCGTGGACACTCCGGAAATCAAATCGGGGGCCGACATGTCGTCACTGACGGTGAAGATGCTCTTTGCCGACACGTACCTCAAGGCCCTCGAGGACTCGCAGAACTACCAGATGTTTCTCGCCCGCACCATAAGGCTCTTCAAGTACGGATACGGCATAGAGACCGGCAAGGTGTCGGACATGGAGGCTTTCAGGGTGAAGGCGGAGTTCTCCCCGTTCATATTCATGTCGGAAACGGAGACGGTGAACTCAATCGTGCAGCTCGTAGGCTCAGGAGTGCTCTCGAAGCAGACGGCCTCGGAGATAGCCTATGAATCAGGCTACGGAACGGCTGACGAATGGGACAGGATAATAAACGAGGCGCACGAGGAATACGCCGCGGCGCAGAACCAGGCGCAGAGCCTCGACGTGGTGAACAACGCAAGAAGCGGAGGCGGAAATGCGCAGTCTTGACGAACTCGTGCGTATGATGTCCAAATGCCGCAGCGACGCCGAAACGGAACTGCGGAAGAAGATAGACGTCATACTCGCAATCTGCGAGCCGTACAGGCACTACGGCTACGCCTTCACGTTCGACGTCAGCGGCGACCTCGGGAATGACGTGAACAAGATACTCGTCCTGCTGTCTGACGCGCTCCTCGAGGACTTCAGGACAAGGGCCGAGGGCCTCACGCAGTCGGAAGACGACAGGGCAGTGCTGTACGCCATAGGCGACAGGAACGGAATGACGGCGCAGCAGAGGCTCGACAGGCACTGCTCGCACCTGCGCCACATCCTTGAGGGGTGGCTGGCGATTTCCTTCGTGCTGGGATGGGACAGGCAGAAGACCAAGGCGAAGATAATGCGCTACGTCAACAACCCTTTCGGCATCCCCGAATGGGCCGAAGCCCTTGCGGATTCGAGGTACGAGGCGTCAATCCTCGCAAGCGGGGACCTCAACAGGCGGCAGGGGCTGATGAACTCCATCCTTGCGGCGATAGCGCTCGTGGGAGAAGGCATCATCAACGACACGTACTGCTATGACGCCATAACTGAAATGGCAAAGGCAGGCGTCGAGAGGTACGGAGTCAGAAGAGCCTCCGGTTACCCCTGCAACGCCTGCGACGAAGTGTGCAAGCACACCTATCCGATTACCCAGATAGTCGTCCCCGTGCATCCGAGATGCGTATGCCAGACGTTCCCCGTCTATTCAGAGGACGATGACTGAGCGGCATCCTTCGCCGCCGCCTCATAACCCTCGTGGAGCTCCTTCTGCTCTGCGAGGATTTTTTTGTCCTCCTCGTCAGTCACGTCCTTCGAGCCGTACAGGTCCTCCCTGTGGCGCTCTACGCAGGCGTTTACTGCATTTATGACGTCAGTGATGAACTGCACGTCAGGAACAATGACAAACGCGGAATACATCGCGCTTATCCACGCCGTGAGGAACTTTTCGTTCTCCTTCTTCAGCATCAGCCCCATCATCTGCCCTATGAGGGTCTCTTTCCTGAACCTGAAGTTCATGGCGCTGTTGATGTCCTGGACCTTGTAGTGGTTCTCCTCCTCTGTCACGACGAAGTTGCCCACTCTCGTGTCCCTCTTGTCAAGATACAATTTTCCCTTTTTCGTTCTCATTTTTTTACCTCCTGTATAAATAGAAATATCTTTCGTCTCCTCTGCCGGACTTTACGCCCATGGCTGTCATCTCCCTTGTTATCGCGTCTTTCGGAATCTCCTCCCCAAGTGCCGCATATATGTCAGACATGTTCACCCTCTCGGGCTTCTGCCCCCTGTCCGCTGCCTTCGCTGACCAGCACGAACCCTCGAGCCATTCACCCACGGGGCACTCGACGGACCTCACCATCCTCTTCATGCTCCCTACGAGACCGTCAATCTTCGGGCATCGCGTGAACTCCCCGCCGTTGGCGACGAGCCTCCTCCTGCCCTCCATAATCCACAGGAACACGCCTCCAGCCTCGTTCTTCACGATCCTCGAAGCGAGTCCCCTGTCCTGCCTCTCACGCGGTATCGTGACGTCGAACCCGAAGGGCATCACCCTCCTGAAGAACGCGTCAGTCACGTCCCTGAACCTCGGAAGCTCGTTGAACGCGAATATGACGGGAGGACACTTCACCACCACTGCTCCCTTGTACAGTTCCCATCCCTGTACCTCCTGCGAACTCGCGAGGGCCTTCAGTCCGCTGTCGAACGACGCACCCCTGCGTATGTCGGGAGAGAAGTTCAGCACCTTCCCTTTGACGCTCACGAGGGACTTCTCGTTTATCAGCTGGTCAGGCGACAGGTAACTCACCCTGTCCTTCCCCAGAACGCCGTTGATGACGTCGAACACGACGCTCTTGCCGTTGCTGCCCGAGCCTATGAGCATCGCCATCTTCTCCACCGACAGCCTCCCCCTGTCAACGAAGCACATCCCGAAGAACTCCTGGAGGCAGGCCCTCTCAGAGGCGTCAGGAAGGACCTCAGAAAGGAACCTCTCCCATTCGCGGCACCTGCCGTCACCGAGAGCATACGGCATCTCATACGTCACTGCCCTCTCAGGCGTATGCCTCATCCTCACGCCGCTCTCAATGTCATACAGGCAGTCGGAAAACGAGACAGCCCCTGTGTCCTCTTCAAGGCTCTTCTCGTATATGACGCCGTAAGGCATGTCACCTATCTTGCGTATGTCCGTCGCCCCCAATCCCACTGAGGGCAGAAGGTTGGACACCACTATCTGAAGGTCCCTCAACGACAATGCACAGTACGCCCTGCCGCTCCAGCACATGAGGTCTCCGCCTATGTAGCACAACGAACTCGACGACAGCGCACCCCTCAAAACTGAGACGTAGGAGTCTATCCTGTCAGACACCGCCCTTATCCTCGAAGCCTCGGAGAACTCCGCCGACATTGAAGAGAATATCCCCCTCAACTCGCACTTTATGCTGTCAAGTACACCCCTACTCATCCTTCACCTCCACGAACCATGTGAACTTGCCGTCACTCCTGTCGAACGGACTGCACTGGTAACGGAAACACTGAACCCTCCCGCTCCTCAACGCGCAACCGCTGCAGGCCTGCAACGGCAATATAGTGGCGTCAGCCTTCACGCACTCGTAAACCTTGCCCCTGACCCTTATCCTCCCGCCAACCGGCACGAATATGTAAGGAAGCCTGTCACACCGCCCTCCGGTACCCCCACTGTCCTCCCTCCCCAAAAGACGACGCACAACTTCAATCTCCTCGGCACTGAAACTATCCCTCTCGGGATACAACCGCTTCAACAGACTATACTCTCTTTCAGTCATAACTTTATCGTTTAAAATTTGCTAACTTCATGTTTCTTCTGAATTTTCATCGCTGTAAGTGCTTGATAATCACCAC